TCAGGAGGTTACGGAGTTGTCTTCGGGACGCTCTGCGCGGTGTTGAAACACGACCGACCCTGCGAGGGCAGCAACAGAGGCAGCGCGCTCTTCTTCGCGGATGGATGCTTCCTCGTGGCGTAGCGCTGTGATCTCCCGGGCAGCGACAAGAGCTCGGCTGGTTTCCGCGAGGCGATCCGCGAGGACTGCGGCGAGACCATCGCGCAGTTCCTCGAGATTGGTGTTGATGATCTCAAGCCTGCGATCCGAGACGTGAAGCTCCACGGTCGGAAATCCGTTCTGCGTCAGGTGGTCGCGCATGTCGAGGCCTTCGATCGCGCTCACTTCGTCTGGGTCGGCCTTCCGCGTGAAGACCGCTTCGACGGTATACCGCTCAGGTGCCTCCTCGGTGAGGAGGGTGGCAGGGAGGGAGCCGACGAGCACGGCTCCGAGCCCAAGGACGTCTTCGTTCTTCAGTTGTGTGTTCATGTTCGGACGGTACTCCCTGAACATGTGCACGTTCCCAGCCTTGCCTCCGTCGCGCCTACCGACGAACGACTACCGGCGGCCCGAAGGCTAGGTGGTGGTGTGTTCGTGCGAGAGGCGGCACTCAGCGAGTCAGGGACGACGTCTCCTCCTCAGCCGCGGCGAGGACGCCCGGAGATGTCGGGTCGCTCGGCAGTGTGGCGAGGATCAGACGTAGCAACGAGATGAACGCTGCACCGAGCGCCGCCTGCAAGACGACGCTCCAATCAACGTCGGTCAGGAGCACAGCGCCGGTGAGTCCGGCTGCGAGGGACTGGCCGAAGGTCTTTGCGACGCGCTCCAGCGCGGCGAGCCACCAGGGCAGATCCGCGCCCCCGGACTCGGGCAGGCCGAACAGTGACGTCGCGAACGACAAGATCGCGCCGACCGCGGCCGCCGAGGCTGCCATGAACCACGGCACGTCTGCGAACTGCACGGCGGCGATGTAAGGGATCGTGATTGCGATTGCGGTGTAAAGCGCGCGTAGGACGGCTGCCTTCCACCAGGCGGGGTCGGTGAGGTTGCTCATGGGATATCTCCTTTGTTCTGCCGGCGCTTGCTGGCGGTCGTTTCGATTGCGTCCCACTGGTCGCGTTCGCTTCTCCGGATCTGGCCGATCTCTTCGCGGATGCCGAGGATGTCGCGGGCCTGGAAGTTTTGCGTCTGTTCGACGCCGTACAGGCGCGAGTCGGTGGCTTTGACGATCCGCTTGATCTCGTCGATGTCGTCTCGCAGGATCGTGGAGGAGTGGGAGTTCACGACGTGCTCAGCTGTCTGCGACGTGTTCTTCCCCACCGCGTTGAGCTTGGGGATGATGACCGCGCCCAGGCTGCCGAGGAGCGCGATCAGCGCAAGCATGACCTGGTTCGGGTCGATCTCCCTGCCCGAGCGGAGCGATGCGATCAGAGCGACGGTGACGACGGCGACGGCGACGGCCGTGCCGAGGATGGCGGCCAGCCACCATCCCCAGCCGATCTTGCTCGAGTGCTGGGTCTGGTGAGCTCCGCCGGTCGGTGCCGGCCCGGTCATCAGCTGTGGATCTTCTTCTGCTGGGCGAGCCAGGACGCCGCGAGCGCCTTCGCTTCGCGCAGCGCGACATCGAGCTCCGCCTGGTCCTTCAGCTTCTTCGACGGCCCGTAGATGTGAGCCCATGCGTTCGCGGTCTCCTGTGCGTTCGTGGCGCGGTAGCCGCCGGGCACCGTCGCGCCGATGAGCAGCCAGGTGGTCTTCTTGTTGACGGTCAGGTGGACGATGACTGCCTTATCCATGTCTTCCAACTCCTTGAGAATCGACGGCGCGGGAGCCGGCGTGGGGGTGGTGGTGCCGCCGGTGCTGGCGGGCGTTTCGATGCGACCGAGCGAACCCCAGTGGGTCCAGTGCCACAGCTCGCGGAAGTTCTTGCCCTCGCGGGTGATGTTGAAGCGGGGGGCGAGTTCCTCTGCTCGCCGCGCGGCGAGGGTGTCGGAGTTGTACGGCCACTTCAAGTCGTTCGACCTGCGCGCCTCGTGGTTGCTCGATCGCGGCGGGGCGACGGTGTCCGGGTGGATCTGGTACCACTTCTGTCCCTGCCACCAGCGGTACCCGTAGACCTTGCGTCCTCCAGGGCTCAGGGTCATCCGCTCGTACCAGAGACGCTCCTGCACCTCGGGTTCACGGTCTCCGGAGAGCGAGATCATCCGAGGGTGGCCTTCACGTTCGAGGGCGTCGGAGAGGCCGTCGAACGCGGACCGCGTGCCGGTCGCACGGTTGTAAGCGCCGTCTACGTAGCCGATTCCCATGGGTCACTCCTCTGGCTCGGTGGTGGATTGGGTGTCGTTGGCGGGGTCTGTCAGCTCGGGCGGTGGGAGCTCTTCGAGCGGCGGTGGATAGATCGACTGGCCGCAGGCGCCGCACTGGACGTTTCCCACGGCGACCGTGAATTCGACGCTCCGATTCGCGCAGCCCTCGCGCTCGCATGCGACGGTGATCGCCGCCCACTGCTCGGTTTCGCCTGTGATCGGGTTCGTGGTGACGATGACGCTCACGGTCAACCTCCTGCCGAGATACCGGTCGCCATGGACGCCGTCCAGTCGACCGTTCCGGCGATCTGGGTTCCGTTGAGGGAGAACAGCCGCACCTCGAATGACGTGGTTGTGAGGCCGGTGATGTGGGCAGCGCCGACGAGGCTGTTCATCACCGGCGTTGCGCTCATATGCGGCACCACCGGGAACTTCCCCGCGGGGAGCGTGACGGTCGTCACCCCGGATGCCGCGCACACGACCTTGCCGCGCACGGAAGGCGGCGACGGCGCGGCGACGATTACCACCCGGCGGTGCTGCTCGACGACGACAACGCGCTCTCCGATCCACACCGTGCCGACCGCATTCTGAGGACTCAACGGCAGCGGCTCCGTGTCGCCGTCGAGACGGACCCGGAGGGGCACGGTCTGGGTGACCGTGCCCCACCGGACGACCGGGGTGAGATCGACGCGGGTAGCGAGCTTGGAAATCTGCTCAAGCACGGGCCGGAGCAACGAACCGAAATCCATCTCGCCTCCTCTACGACAGCGTCGTGCGGAACAGGTTCCACACGACCGACGGGGACGAAAGCCACCCCGAGTACCAGACGTCCAGGGTCGTCGCGGTGCGCAGCGTGAACGCCGAGCGGTACAGCGCCGAGTGACCAGTTGCCGACCGTGGAACCGCGACGTTGACGGCCTTAGTGAACGAGGTGCCGTTGAGCGACTTCATCAGCCACAGATCACCGTTCTGGCCGCTCGACCCGGTATCGCAGTCGTTCAGCAGCGCCATATAGACGCCGTCGATGAGGCGCACCTCGATATGCCACAGCTGCCGGGTGTTCGGCAGCGACGGCGTGACCGTGCACACCGTCGGCGCGGACCACTCCGAGGGCGAGAGCGCCTGGCTCGTGGACCGCAGACGCACCAGCTGCGGCGTCCCGACAATGTCGATCGCGTACATCGTCCACGCGCCCGACTCGAAGATGAACGCCGGCGAGACGAGACGGCGCACCGTCTTGCTCGACTGGTAGATCAGCTTCTTCGGCGCCCACGTCGTCCCGTTCGGGGACGTAGAGACGTAGAGCTTCTCTTCGGCTCCGGTCGCGGATGCCGTATAGGTGCGCCAGAACAACCACAGTTGACCGTCCGGCCCCTGCACGAGGTCCACGTCCGAGTTGTACGCGCCGGGTGAACCGGGCTGGTTGTCGATTGGGTTCGCCAGGCCGGAGGGAACGATCCACGTCGTGCCGTCCGTCGACGCGACGATGTTCGGATCCTCATGAGCATCGTTTCCCCCTGGGTATGGCGTGTGCGCCATCCAGTAGCGATACCCGTTCCAGGGAGCGCCGAAGTCCACCACGGACGGGTGGGTGGTCTGTCCTCCCGATGGGGAGACGTGCGTGGGCACGCTGAGCTGAATTCCGGCTGGGCCGGTGAGGTTCACGGCCATGCCCGTCGACGTCGTCTCCGTGCGCGCGGGGGACCACTCCCCCGGGCCTGCCGCGTTCCGCGCCCGCACACGAAACGAGTACGTGCCGCCCGGCGTCAGCCCGGTGATCGTCACCGATGGCGTCGTGCTCGTGGCCGATGTCGCGCCCGTGAAGGTCGGGTCAGCGGCCCACTCGATGTCGTATCCGATGATCGGGCCGCCGGGGCTGCTCGGGGCCGCCCAGCTCAAAGCCGCCGTGGTCGTGCTGGTCGTCGCTGTCGGCAGCGTGGGTGCAGCGGGCACCGCGGTCGGGTCGGGTGGCACGTTCGACTTGATCGCCAGCGCGGCGGACACCTCACGCCATTCGGCCCGAATGTCGGTGTCGAAGGTGAAGTCGAAGGCCATGCGCTGCACCGTCGCGAGGCGGCGCACACCGTCCTCGGGGGTGAACGCGATCAGGTCGTTCGGGTCGAGCGGGAGCATCGCGTGTGTCGCTGTCATCCGCGAGACCGGGTTCATGGCGTCGGTGAGCTTCTTCGCCGCGTACTGATCGATGACGTTCTGCGATGCCGCTTCCACGCCCTCTTCGGTCGCGGTGATCCATCGGCCCCGAGCCTGGTAGGAGTACGGAGACGCGGGGTTCTCGTTCGTCGCCACACCGACCAGCGGTGCGGCCGTCTCGTCGCCCTGGGTCACAGCGACGAACTTGTTCGGCACGGAGGTGAGGTCCTGCTCCCGGTCCCACTCGGGGAAGTGCACGGATGCCTCGCCGTGGGTGAACTCGAACGACACCGGACGGTTCGCCGGGTCGACATACGGCTCAACCCGGAACAGGCCAGACCCGTCGCACCACAGCGACCAGTACCCCGCCGCCTGCAGCAAGTCGTTGACGACGGTGAGCTTCGTCGTGCCCGCTTCCCAGGTCATGCCTGACGCGAGGACGGCGGCCGACGCGGTCGCGGCGATGCGCGTCTCGCCGGTCGACTCGATGAGCGCGACGACGCTCTGGATGATCGCCGTCCCCGCCGGGAGGGAAAAGCGCTCCTCGACGGTGTCCTCGAAGATCACACTCATCTTCGTCAACAGCTGCACTTCGTACGACACAGAGGTCGCGGTGTGCACCTCTCGCGGCGATGTGAACAGGTAGGTCCCCACGGGCCACGAGCGCTCTCCGTCGGTGTAGGCGCACTGCACCCGGTGGGACTGCCAGTCGATGTCCCGGCGGCGGTCCAGCGACAGAGACCCGGAGCCCCCGAGCGCGCTCTGGGCAACGATCTCGCCCGACCCCCCGGTCACCCCGTCAAGGGCGCCGAGGGGTCGGTCCTCGCTGTCGAGCAGCTCGAAGGCCCAGCGGATCATCTCGACTCCGTCTCCGTCATCGTGAACGAGTACCCCCAGAGCCCTTCCCACCCGTCGGGGTGGAAGGTGGAGGACTCGCGGCTCATCTGGATCTCACCGATCGACCCATACACGCGGCGCCCGTCGGGGTCGCGGAACAGGAACGTGGTGTCCTCGAGTTGCGCGATGCGCGTGAGCTGCTCGACGTCGGCAGTCTCGTCATCCCGGTCGGTCGTGCGACCGGACACGGAGATCGTGCGCGACAGCGCCTCGCCAGACAGCGCGACGGGAAGCCTGCGCCCCGCGTACTGCTTCAGCGCACGCTCACGCCCCGCCGAGACCTTCACCACCGGGTCGAACGGCAGCCGGCCGGCGACCCCGAACCCCGGCCCGCCGGACAGCCACAGGGCATCCGAACGGGATGGGGCGATCACGACGACCTCGGAGGTTGCGCCCTCAGACGTTGACGCCGTCGCTCGGTACAAGGTGTCGCCGTACGACAGGGACTCCCAGTCGATCAGCGTCGCCGTGTTCGTGAGGTCGGCGACGAGCTCCCACGTCTCGCCGTCGTCGATCGAACGGTCGAGCCGCACCCCCACTGTGGCGGGGAACGCGACCGTCGAGCTCGTCGAAGCGTGCGGCGGGCCGTTCCACACCGGACGCCGCACGACGTCGCCGATGCGCACTGCTTCCGTATCGCCGTCGAAGTATCCGCCGGCGTAGACACCAGCTACCGCCACAACGTCATCGACCCAGATCGGAGTTGAGATCGACCCGTTCATCAGGAACACCGTCGCTCTGGTCGAAGCCCCGAGGGTGAAGGTGACCCGCATCTCATGGACTCCGGCCTCGTTCGGCGTCCGGTTGGATAACACGTTGTTGACCGGCATGTCGCTGGACTGCACCATGAGCTGGCGGACCCACGTCGCGTGCAGAGCTCCTGTCTGCGCCTCGCGGAGACGAAGTCGCGCGACCACCGTGTACGTCTGGAAGGGGGTCAGCCCCTCGAGGAGCAGCGAACCGTAACTCGCGTTGCCGCCACCGTTCGGTTCCACCTTCACCGACCGGCCACCCGTGCTCGCCCACTCGGTGGACTGATACAGGTAGGCGTTCGATACCGATGTGTTGATTCCGGCGGGGCGGGTACCGCGGAGGATCGAGTTCGATGCGTTCGCTGCGCCCGCCCATACCGCGACCAGGTCCGGACTTGGGACGCCTTGACCCGCCGAGAAGAACGGCACGGGAATGGAGCGCAAGCCGATGATCGGACGCCCGAAAGCCGCGACGGCGCCAGTCGGGATGCCTGTCCCGATGAGCTCGAGATAGAGCCGATCCCAGTCGCCTGTGGCCGTCAGGGTGAAGTCGTACCGGTCCTTGCTGGCCGACTTCTTCGGCATACTCGTCGTTGCCCGGATGATGGACCCGTTGGTGTCCAGCAGGATGATGCGCGCCGTGGTCAACGACGCGTCGGCGCCTTCCATGTCCACGCTCATCGTGTAGGTCCCGGCCGGGTACTTCGCGTCGACCTGCTGCATCGCGCCGAGACGCACCGTGCTGTTGCCGTTGCTCGTCGCCACCAGTCGATTGCCGGTCCCCTGAGACAGCACACCGGCCGTCGCGGTCCACATCGAGAGATTGACCATGTCCGGGTCACGGATGAGGTTCCGGTACAGGTCAACGGTCCCCGCCTGCCCTTCAAACGAGGGATTGGTGAAGACGTTGGTGAGGTCGGCGACCGGGGCGTCGGGGTCGCCGGACGCGACCGACAGTGTGACGCCGCCTTCGCTCTCGTCCCAGAGCGCGTTGAGCAGGGCGGGTGCGGGAGGGATGAAGGAGACGGTGAAGGCCTCGACAGCCCACACCGACCACACGTCTCCTGTCGCGGCGCGCACGCGCACCGTCCAGGATCCCTCTGTAAGGCGGTGGCCCAGGGTGACGGTGGTCGCCGCCCCGGACCCGGAACGCACCTCGACGGTGTCCCCGGTCCCGTTCGAGAGCTCGATCTCCCATGCCGACTGCGGGCGGGACTGCGCCTGGAACCATGACCAGACGACCGTGAGTGCCGAGCGGTCCCAGGACGTGTCGGGCTGGATCACAGCGACACCCGGCCGGTCGATGACCGTTACCGTCGCGGTCGCCGACCACGGCGAGAAGTCCGCGTGCGAGCCCTTCGTGCGCACCTGCCACTCCCACGGCCCCACGGTGAGAGTGAGGTCGCGGAACGCAGCCGCGGTGCCGCTGAGGGTCGTCCATGTGCTCGTTCCGACGCTGCGGTAGCGCAGTTCGTAGGCGGTCTGCACCGAGGAGTCGACAGGGTTGTGGGTCCATGCGACCCGCACGACGTCGTCGCCGGCGCGCACGGCACCGTTTGGGGTCAGTCCCGTCGCGGCGTTCGGCGGGGCGAGCAGCTGCACCGTATTCGACGGTGCCGAGTACGCGCCCGCGAGGGTGCCGACCTTCCCGCGCACGGTGTACGTGTGCGGGGCAGACGGGCTCGGGGCGGTGTGGGTGAACGGCAGCGAGACACCGGTGGCGACGACCGCCGCTCCGTCCATCACGTCGTAGGACGTCGCGTAGCGGGGAACGCCGGCTGCGGCCACGACGATGTCGTTTCCGGACCGTGCGGCCGTGATGCCCGTCGGGGCGGCTGGCGTCGTGTAGACCGTCGTGATGCCCGACCATGTCGACTGCCCAGCTGCGGTCTTGCCCGCGACACGGTACTCGTACTTCCGGTCTCCCGTCGTCGTCGTGTCCGTGAACGTGAACGCGTTCCCGCTGGGCGCGCCGACCTGCTGCCATGCGCCGCCGTCGGTGCGACGCTGCACGACCACGCTCGAATAGGTCGCGTTGCGCGACCAGTTGAGCGTGTGCTGCGTGTCCGACACACGGGTCACGGTGAGCGCCGAAGGAGCTGCCGGAAGAGCGCGTGTGATGGCCGCCGAGTGCGACGAAGGCCCGCCGAGCCCGGTCGTGCCGGTGGCGCCGATGCCGAATGACGCAGTCTGCGACGACGAGACCGCCCACGGCCCCCCGATCCGGCGAGTGCCTCCCCCGGATGGCCAAGTGAACTGCCCAGAGCGCGTGACGCCATTGATGACGCCGGACCACGAGGCGCCGGGCGCACCGATGTTGGTCGCGCCGTCGCTGCACGACAGCCAGAACGAAACGTTGGTGCCGTCGTCTCGAATGATGAGCTGCCCCGCCGAGCCGGTGGGCTTCGTGTAGTCGACCATGCGAACTCCTCAATGACAGCGGCCCCGCCCCCGAGGACAGGGCCGCTGAGAGTGGACGGGGATCAGCGAGCGAACTGCGACGTGACCGCGGCAGCGGTCGGGAAAGCGCTGACGATCTCGCGCCGAACCACCGCAGTCAGGGGCGTGCCCTCGACGACCAGCACGAGCGTGTCCCCGTCCTGCAAGCCACCCCGCAGCCCACCGCGGAGGGCCGCGGACTCCGCCGGGTTGAGGACCGCTTCGGGCTTGCCGGAACGGTTCACCGCCATGCCGCCGTGGGGCAGCCACCCGCCCTGGTCGTACAGCTTCGGGACGACACCGCCCGAGGCCATCGCCAGGTGCACATGGTTGTAGTGCTGGCGCTTGACGGCCTCGGACCAGCCCGCGAAAGGCTTGCCGTTCTGCAGCTGCCGGTTCCCGGCCGGGGTGTAGATCAGCTCGGACGCGTTCGGGAACAGCTTCGCAATCGCGTTGAAGGTCGCCATGCTGGCCGGCACGATGTCGATCGCTCGCCCGAGGGCGTGGTACGATTGGCCGCCGTTGACCGTCTTCGCTCCCGGTCGGAAGTTGGACGTCATCACCGCGCCGGGGAGCGCGTTCTGCACGATGCCCCACATCGCTTCCCAGCCCATGCCCTTGGTGCCGACGCCCTTCGGCGCGGCGGCCTTGAACAGGTCGACGAAGCCCATCAGGGTCTTCTCCGCCAGTCCCCCGACCGTGCGCCCGAAGAGGTTCTGCCCGCCCATGAGCGGCCGGATGATGCCCTCGATGACATGCGTCTTGAGCGCCTGCGCGGGGTTCGTCATGAACTCCCACGCGGCGGACGCGGCCTTGGTGATCGAGTCCCATACGTCGCCGAAGAAGTTGCCCTCTCCGTCGCCGAACGGGAGCCGCCCGTTGCGGGCCGCGGCGTTGAGCGCGTCGACCCCGGCGGCACCGCCGACGAGACGGGTGAACTCGGGGCGCATGATCGCCTCGCCGCCCGACAGGGCGAGCCCCCCGGCGGTCGGCGACCAGAACTGGTGCACGTCACGGCCCGGGGTGTACCCGGGCATGACGCCACCGGTGGCGAACTTCACCAGCGACGCCTTCGGGAGCTTCATGTCGTCGAGACCGAGGGTGCCGACCATGTCGTTCCAGAAGGACCGCAGGCCCTTGTTCCAGACGGTGTCGAGCACGAAGTTGATCGGCACGGCGGCGGCCTTCTTGATGCCGTCCCACGCGGTGCCGATGGTCTTCGCGACGTTCTCGAACGCCTGCCCGATGAGACTGACGCCGACCTTGAACGGCGTGAACACGTACGCGTTGATCCAGTTCCAGGCAGCCTTCATCGCTCCGGAGATGCCATCCCAGACCGGCTTCACGATGTTCTTGTAGAGCCATTCGAAGACGGCGCCGACGGCGTTGATCGCCGCCTTGATCGACTCAGAAATCGGGAGGATGATGCTCGTCCAGACCCACGAGAAGACGGCGCCGATCGCGGCGAAGACCGGCTGGATGATCGTCGTCCACAGCCAGGACACGACCGCGCCGATGGCCTCAAACGCGGGCTTGATCGCCGTCTCCCACAGCCACGCCGCCGCTGCGCCGATGGCGGCGAAGGCGGGCTGGAGGGCGTTCGTCCAGAGCCATGCCGCGATCGCGCCGACGAGGCGGAAAGCGTTCACGATGAGGTCGAACTGCAGCTTGAACCCGGCCGCGAGGAACGAGACGACGGCCATGATCCCGTCGAAGACGGGCTTGAGGATCGTCTCGTAGACCCAGGTCGCGATCTCACCGATCTTCTGGAAGACCGGCTGGATGACGTTCTCCCACGCCGCGATGAAGAACCCGGAGATGTTCGCCCACGCCTCGCCGAGGAATCGGGTGAACTCCTGCCAGATCGTCTTGCCGAGCTCGGTCTGGGTGAAGAACCACACGAGGCCTGCGACCAGACCCGCGATCGCAGTCGCCACGAGCACGATCGGGTTTGCACTCATCGCCGCCCTGAACAGATTGGCGGCGACCGTGGCCGCTTTGGTCGCAGTCGTCTTCGCCCAAACGAGGCCGGTGTAGACCTTGAGTGCAGTGCCCGAGAGGTAGGTGGCCATCTGCAGACCCATGAAGGCGGTGCGCCAGGCCAGCATCACGGCCGACGCCGTGCGCGCCGCGACGACGAGTGCAGCGATCGTCGCCGCAGCAACCGCGAGACCAGAGATCCAGTCGGCGTTGGCAGATACGAAGTCGACCACCGCGGTCACTACCCCGATGAGCACGGGCGCAAGGAACGACACCGCACCAGAAAGCGCCTGAACCAGGCCGACCACGATGGGCAGAACCGCCACGAGGGCGGTGGTCAGCAGCGGGACGAGTGCGTTCATCAGCGACACGAGCGCAGGAAGCACGGGCACGAGCGCGTTGCCGATGGCCGATCCCATCTCGGAGAATCCCTGCAGCACTGCTGGCAGGATCGGCTCGAGCGACCGGAAGAGGATCGCGACCGGCGACAGCGTGGTCCACAGCTCGCTGATCCAGCTGACGTCGACCTTGCCCTGCAGCGCGCGGACGAACCACTCGGCGGCGGGCGCGAGCACCTGGCCGATCTTGTCGCCCACCTGCCCGGCGATGTCTTCGAGCGGGCCGAAGGCGGCTGTGATGGCCTGCAGCGCCGGGGCGATCTGCGGGAAAACGCCGCCGAGGAGTCCGGCGCCGATGCGGCCGAGTGAGGCGATGAAGTTCGCCCACGAGCCGCCGACGGTGTTGCCCATCTCCGACGCGACGGTTCCCGCGGCCGCGGTGGCCGCGGCGGCGAACTGGTCGAAGTTGATCTTGCCGGAGGAGGCGAGCTTGAAGACCTCGCCCGCGGTGACGCCGAGCTGCTTGCCGAGCGCGGCGTAGATCGGGATGCCCTTGTCGGCGAGCTGGCTGAGGACGTCGTTCTGGATGCCGTTGGCCTGCGACATCGCCTTGGAGAAGATGGAGCCCATCTCGCCGAGGTCGGTGCCTGCGGCAGCCGCGGTGTTCGCGACGGTCTTGAGCACGGCCTCAAGGTCGCGGCCGGGCTTGATGCCAGCGGCGACCGCCTGCGCGGCCACCGTGGCGGCGTCGCCGAGACCAAAGGCGGTTCCGCGCACGGACGTGAGCGCGTTCTTCATGATTTGCTCGACGGAGCCGGCGTCGTTGCCGAGTCCGGTGAGCTTGGCGCGAGCGGTGTCGATCGCGTTGAGTCGGGAGAAGCCCTTCCACAGGGCGGTGCCGATGCCGGCGGCGAGCGTAGCGCCCAGAGTCGCGCTGCCGACCTTGATGACCTTCGACGCGCTGGCGACGAGGCGATCGCCGATCGAGCGGCCCGCACCGTCGGCGGCTCCCGTCGCGCTGCCGAGAGCCTTCTCGACCTCGCGCTTCGCACCGGGGGCCTTGACCGTCAGGGCGACGTACGCGTTCGCGATCTCGACAGCGGTTGCCACGGCGACTCCCTCGGGTAGGACGCCCCAGGGGCGTGGCGGATGCTCGACGAGGCACAGCCGGTCGGCGGATGCCGGGGCTGTGCCTCGTCGAGCGGTCAGGCGCGGCGGCGAGCGGCGCGCGCTTGGTGGCGGCGCAGCTTCTCGTCCATCTCGGCGGCCTCGGCGCGTGCTTCGTGCGCGGGCTTCGGCAGTTCGAGCGGCTTGGGAGGCGTGCCCTTGCCTCCGGCCTCCTGGAAGGAGACGCGGCGGATGGTGAACTCGACCTCTCGAAGCAGCTGCGCCTCGACCGAGAGTGCACCCTCACCGCCGAGCTCGCGGCCGAGCGCACACCCGGACGGGAGGTGCTCGACGTAGTCGCTGAGCTCGGCGATGGAGCGGGGCGGATCAGTGCGGCCCTTCCCACTCGGGAGGAGCCGCAGGTGGTATTCGGATTGGAGCGATGCCCGCAGAGCGCCCTCGTGGTGCGCGAGGGCGTTCGCGAGCTTCAGGAGGAAGGGTTGAGCGCCTGGAAGACGGCGAAGACGAACTCCGAGGCCTTGCCGGCGGGCACGCGTCCGGTGCTCTTATCGCGCATCTCGTCGAGGATGCGGCGGTAGTCGTCACCGACGAGGCGGCGCAGCAGCGACGGCATGCGGGAGACGTCGTTGCTGTCCTGGACGCCGCGAATGTCGTCGAGCAGCTCGAAGTCGTCGAGCGCCTCGTCGGGCACGCGGACGTCGATGCCGTCGACGGTGACCTGCTTGCCGGGAACCTTGCGGACGCGCTCGGGCTCCTCCTCGGTCGGGTCGGCGATCTCGATCTCGACGTCGATCGGCTTCTGCTTCTTCGACTGGTGGTCCTGCGGCTTCTTCGGTGTTGCCATGATGGTTGACCCCTATCTGACCCCGGGGTGGTTGGTGAGGTGGGCGGCGTCGGGGTCACGAACGCCGCCCACCGGTAGGTCACGCCGCGGAGGTGTCCGTGGCGCTGGTCTCGCCCGCAGTGCCGGTGGCGGCATCCGGGGTGGTCTCGCCCGCGTCGGTCGCGGTCGCGCCGGACTCGACGGCGGCGAGAATGTCGGCCTTGAGCGTCGCGCCCGCGAGGTCGATCTCGTTGTCGGCCGCGTAGGTCTTCAGCTGCGAGACCGTCCACGACTCGTCGGGAGCGGACATGGCAGCGAAGCCCTGAGCGCCAGCGCCCTCGGCCGCTTCGAGATCCGTCTCGTAGTGGTCGTAGTCGCCGATGATCTCCCCGAGGAATGGGTACATGGCGATGTCGGCGTTCGTGGCGACACGGTCGCCGTTCGGGCTGATCTCGAGCACCTCGATGACGTCGCGCTCCTTGATCGTGACGTCGTCGCTGTCGAACTTGTCGATCACGCAGGCGCGCTTGACGACGCGCTGCCCGGATCCGCGGGTCGTCTTGCGGACTCCGGCGGTCGTCGTGGATGCCTTCGTGACGTAGCGCAGCTCGTTGGTCTGCTTCTTGGTCTCGAGTGCGACGAAGGCGACGGTGGTGCCGGGCTCGCTGATGCGCGTGCGGACGACGCCGTTGCCCTGGTAGCCGCGGGACTTCTCGACGGAGCCGGTGAGCGACTCGGTGATGCCGTCGCCGTTGAGCCAGCCGACGTCCTCGAACGCGGGGTCGAGCTCGTCGTCGAGGCTGGTCGGCAGCGTGGTGCCGAGGGGGGCGAGGTAGATCGCGTCGTTGTCGGATCCGAAGATCCGCGCGTTGTTCGCGTTCACGGTCATGAGTGTGTCTCCTTGGGGTTGAGCCGGACATGACCGGCGCTGGTGACGGTCGGCCTGGTGCCGGTCGCCGGGTTCGGGGTTACGCCCTGCGAGCGCGGACCGTGATCTGCACGGTCAGGCGGTAGCGCGGCGTCTCGCTGTCGGGGTCGGGTGTCCAGTAGGGGCCATTGATCTCATCGACGCCGCGCACGAGCGGGAGCCGGGCGAGGTCGTTGAGCAGTGCAGTGCGGCACCGGTTGAGGAGGTCGGAGGCGGTGGCGGAGTCCGGCGCCCAGGCTTCGACGGTGACCTGTGGCCGGTCGACAATGCGGTTCGACGCGGCGCCGCCGTTGCGGAAAAGGCGCACGAAGGTTCCGGGACGGTCCGCCGGGACGATGACCACGACCTTGTGCGGTGCGGCTATCGGGAGGAGGAACTGGCGGACCATCGCCTCGATGTCGGGGAACGACATGCCGACTCCTCTCGTCGGGTCGGTCAGCTTTTTCCGCTGCCCTTGATCTGCCCGAGCGCGCGCTCGAGCGCGGCGGTGCGGGCCTGCTCGCGCATCGCGCGGGCGTTGGCGGGCTGGACGTACCCGCGGGCGACCCAGCGGTGGGGTGCGGCGACGTACTCGAAGCCGTCGCCTGCGGCCGCCGCCATGCGTTGTCCGGTGCTATCGACGATGGCCCGCGCCTCGGGCGACCGCATGATGGTGTTCAGCCCGGGCAGGTTGAGTCGCACGGGGATGCGTTGAGCCACGGCCATCACCTACCCGTCGGAGCGTTCGACCTCGACCGGTAGCCACCAGCGGGTCGGGGTGTTCTCGGCGGTGAATGGTTGCGGGTCGCCGATCACCTTGCACGGCGCCTGGCCGCGAACGCGGATCAGTGCCCCGCGTAGTGAGCCGGTGAAGGTCTTGGGGAAGTGGAGGTTCCAGGCCACGACTGTGCCGTAGGGCCGCGCGGTGTCGGGGACGTCGGCGCGGGGGCCTGGGGCCACGAGCACGTCGTCGACGTCGGTCTCGACGAGTGTCTGGGTCGGCTCGCCGTGCGCGTTCTCCGCGCCGTCGATGCGGCGCAGCACGGTGACGGTCTCGCCGATCATCGGTCGACCAGCCCGAGGTCGGCGAGCGGGTCGTCGCGGTAGGCCGGGGCCATGCTGACGGTGAAGGCCTGCTGGGCGGAGTAGCCGAGGAGGCGGCGCTGCTTCTTGGTGAGGAACAGGTCGCCGGAGGGGTTGATGTACTTCACCGACTGGGAGTACGGACCGGCGGCCATCTGCGAAGTCTCGATGCCGTCTCCCGCCGAGGCGGCCGCGGTCTTGACCATCTCGCAGACGACGTCGGCGGCCAGGTCGGGATCGATCGCGCCGTCGGCGGTGGGGTCGATGGCCCACAGCTGGAGGCGTCCGTCGATGCCGGGGCACTCGGCGCGCAGGTACCGCGATGCGCGGGCCAGCTCCTTGTCGAGCCGGCCCGCGATCGCGGCCGGGGGTGTGCCGAAGTTCTCCTCGTAGTACGCCTTGTCGGCGAACGGTTCGACCATTCGGCCCACCCCCTTCTGTTACTCGCCGGACTCGTCGTCGGCGTCGAGCAGCTGCTCGACCTGCGCGCGGATCTCGTCGCGCTTCGCGGAGTCGTCGACGGTGATGCCGATCTCCTTGGCGAACGCCACCCACTCGTCGCGGGAAGCGTTGCCCGCCGGAGGCTCCGGCGTCTCCTCCGGGTCGACCAGCTCGACGGGCGTGACCGGCTCGACCGGCTCGACGGGCGTGACCAGCTCGACCGGCTCGACGGGCTCGACGAGGTCGCGGAGGAACTCGTCGAGCTCTTCGCCTTCCTCGACCCACTCGCGGTCCAGGCCGGCGCGCGTGCCGGGGTCGACGTTGACGACGACCCCGGTGCGGCTGTGCGTGAGACGGATGGACTCGGTCATCACGCGACCTTGTCCTCGATCACGGCGAAGCGGTCCGTGAAGACGTACCAGCCGTAGACGATCTCCAGGCGGAGGGCGATCTGGTTCTTCCGCTTGAGGTCGCCCTGGCCGTCCGGGTCACCGTAGCGGATGATCTCGATCGGCAGCTCGCGCTGAACGCCCCAGCGGATGCCGTTGCGGAAGTCACCGACGATGGCGCGCACGCCGGTGTCGGCCGCCTCGGGGACACCGGAGACGGTGTCACCCTGAGCGGTCGGCACGCCGCTGAAGTCCTTCACGTCGGTGCCGAAGCCGAGCTGCGGGTACCGCATGTCGGAGGTCTCGCCCGCGCCGTCGCGACGCTTGAGGTTCGCGAGAGCCCACGCGAACTTCGGGTCGATGGCGGCACCGTTGACCTGCTTCGAGGCGCTCATCAGGAGACCGACGGCGGCGCGGAAGTCGTCGTCAGCGTCGGCGGTATCCTGCTCGACGCGCTTCGTGGTGGCGGTGACGTAGTTGTCCCATCCGGTGATCACCGAGCCGCTGAGCGGGTTGATGCGGTGGAACAGACCGAGGTCGAGGCCTCGCGAGAGCGCGACCTGACCGGCGTCGCCGACCTCGCGGAGGATGCCGAGCTGGTGGTCCTCGTCGGCCCACTGCACCTCCTCGTTGAAGCGGAGGGTGACCTGGCCCTTGTGGGGCTTGGCCGTGACCGCGCCGAAGCCAGTCGACGTGGAGGCCTTGTTGCCGCCCTCCTCGACGTACTCCATCTTCGGGAAGTCGTTGAAGGTGATGAAGTCCACCTCACCGAAGCGCATCGGCTCACGGGCCGACAGTCGCGCCACGGTCGAGAGGCTCTTCGTCTCCTTGATCATGCCGTCCGCGATGGTGCGAGGCATGAGAACCTTCGCGTCCGCGGTGCCGAATACTGCCATGATGGTGCTCCTTTCAGAAGCGATCAGTCCTCGCCGGAGCCGAAGAGCTGCCGCACGGTGGCGCGTTCTGCTTCGTCCCCGGTCGGGGTGTTCTCAGGGGTCTTGCCGGGGTCCGGGAGGACCGGTCCTCGGGTCTTGATGAGCGGCTTGATCTCGTCGGCGTGGGCCTCGAGCTCTTCCTTGGTCGTTCCCCGCAGCACGTCCGCGGGCACGCCTTTCGCCTTGGCGACGTCGGCGCGCCAGGTGTCCAGCTGCGTCTTCGACTCGAAGCCGGTCACCTTCGTCTGCAGGTCGCCGACCTGCGTCTTGAGGGTGTCGCGCTCCTGCTCGGCGGCCGTCTTCGCCGTCTCGGCGTCGGTGGCTCGCTGCAGGGCCTCGTCGACCTTCGTCTTCTCCCGCGCGAGGCGGTCCTTGACGAGGTCGTCGAACTTGTCCTGGGAGTCGATGGTGATGGGGAAATCCATAGCCGTTCCTCTTTCGCCCCGATTGACCGCTCGGGTCGGCGTGAACCCGCCACGGCGGCGGGTGGTCTTAGGCGTCGTGCTCGTGCACGCCGTCGGTGAACTCGTCCGGGAACATGCGCCGCATGGCGGCGGCGATCGCCTTCGGGTCGCTGCTGTCTGCGGCGGCTCGGGCCTGCTCGTACCGGTCGAAGAGTTGGTCGGGGTCGTAGCCCTCGATGTGCGATGCGTCTGCGTCGAACAGGGAGACGATCTGGCAGTCGCAGTCGTCGTGGAAGTGGTCGGCGATCTCGCCCGCTGTCTGGGCGGTGGCGTAGACGAAGCCGCGGGAGGCGAGCATCGCGCACCAGGCGCAGGTCTGGGCCCCGGTGGGAACGCGCCCGAATCGGGGTCGCAAGGGGTCGCGCATGGAGTTGAGCGCGATGGTGGTGCGTCCCGAGTAGGTGATGTGGCGCTGGACCGCGCCCGCGAGGCCGCCGAGGACGGACGCGGGGTCGTCGGTGAACAGCCCGCCCGCGAGCGCTCGGGTCGAGCCCTGTACGAGGTCGGCAGCGGCGGCGGGTGCGACGCGGGCGTTGAAGCCGACGCCCGGCCGCATCTGCTCGTACCACTCCGCGGCGGCGACCGAGGCGAGATCCCCGTGCTCGCGCACGAGGAGCGGGACGATCTCCAGAAGTGCGTCGCGGACCGCCTCGGGCCGGGTGAGGTCGAGGGTGGCGAAGTACCCGGTGAGCTCGGTCTGGGCGAGGGTGACCAGACGACGCTGCGCCGCGGACAGTCGAGTCACGTCGGCGCGCGTCGTCATGGTCACCTCTCTTCGAGCTGGTCTGCGTCGTCCTTCGGCAGGCGCAGCGCGACCGGGGTCGCTCCGGTAAACCGGATCCCGGCGAGGCCGAGTCGGTTCGCTGCGTCGTCGGGGTCGACGCCGGCGCGGATGGCCGTGCCGAGGGCGTCGAACTTCGCCTTGAGCGCCGCGGGGTCGTCGCCGGTTGCTGCCTGCGGCTGACCGGCGGGAGCCGGGGCGGCATCGGCCTTCGGGGTCTGCCCGGCCAAGATCCGCTCGAGTACGCCCGCGCCGCCCGCCTTGGTGCGGTCGGACTTCATGCGCGCGATCTCTGGCTCCTCGAACCCGGCATAGCGCAGGGCGTCGTCGGTTTCGGCCATCCACGGGAACACGCTCACGAGCTGGCTGAGCGCGGCCGCGGCCGTGGTCGGCGACGTGAAGGCCGGGTTGACCCACGTCGGCCGGAGCCCGCGCAACTCGTCCGACGGCTTGTCCATCTCGTCGCGGAGCATCACCGCGCGCTGCGCGACACGGCGGAGCGCTGCCCCGAGCACGCGGTTCGATGCCCGCGCGGCGACGATGAGATCCTTCTCGGCGGCGTAGAGGGCCTCCGCGGACGGCGGGTTGTCCTGGACGATGCCGAGTGCGGAGATGGGCAGATCGGTCTCCCCGGCGAACTGGCTGGCGTACATGCGGTAGTGCTCGATGAGCGGCTGCATGGTCATCTGCGGCAGCTGCTCCACCTTCGGCAGCTCGCCCTCTTCGTCACGGCCGATGGCGAACCAGCGGTCGATCGCGGCCTGCCACTTGCCCGACTTGAATGCGTCCTCGGAGACGCCGAGGGCCATCATGCGCGGGGCGGCGAAGAACTCCGCGGCGCCCTCTCCGCGGACGACAGAGCGGATCGCGTTGTCGGTGATCGCCATGACGGGGCGGGAGATGCGGGAGCGGCCGAACGGCCGGTCCAGCTGAGGGCTCCACGCGAGCGGCTCGGCAAGCACCTCGCCGAGGGGGTTCTCCTGTCGGGAGGTGAGCCAGGCGCCGGAGGGGCGGCGCCGGCAGATGAGCACGACGTCGGGCAGGAGGACGTCCATGCCGGTGGGGCGGCCGTCCTGGTCGACGTCGGTGATGGCGAGCATCGCCGAGACGACGCGCCGCTTCTTGTCCCATGTCCCCGCGGACCACTCGGCCGAGCGCGCCATGATCAGCACGTCCGGGTCGCCGGCTTCGGTGTCCCCCAGCGTGGTGGTCATGAACGCGCACGAGTGCTTGTAGGCCGACTCGATCGCCTGCGGCAGTTCGAGGTCGAACCGGTTGGCGTCGAGGAGTCCGGAGATCTCGAACGGGTCGCTCGTGCTGTTCGGCGCGACGAACGCATCGAAGACGCTGCGCTCGGCGAGCTTGGTGACGGCCTTGGCGGGCCACCCGAGGGTGGCCTTGACCTTGCGGAGGATCTGCGGCGGCACACCGATACCGAGGTCGCGGAAGGGCATCTTGCCGTCGAAGTAGACACTGCGCAGCACGTTGCGGGGCCGCTTCTTCGCCCAGACGGCGACCAGGCCGCGGATGATGTCGAGCTCCTGGTCGGTGACGCCCTGCATGAATTGCGGGGTGATGCCGTCCAGGTAGGTCGATGACGCGATCACTCAGATCACCTCCTGCTTCTTGCCGGGTCGGCGCTTTGTTGTGCGCACGCCCCAAAGGGCGAGGCTGATCGCTTCAGTCGGTGTCTCGTCACCGTCGGGGGTGGTCGCTGCCCATCCCCAGGCGCCGGCGGTTCCGCGGAACTTCTTGTCGCACACCGCCACCGACGCATCGAGGAGGTCGCCCTCCGGGGCTGCGGGGTGTGTGACGGTCTTGCCGCGCACCGCGTCGGGGAGCATCGAGCACGCCGCGAAGTACTCCGGAGTCGACGCGACGCGGATCGCCTTCGCCGACACCTTCCGCTCACGCAGCGCGAGCGCCAGCGCGTCGGCGCCCGCGCGTCCCGAGATGGTGACCTGCGCGATCGTGTGAGCGCGCAGCGCGATCCAGTCGGCCAGCGGTCCGATGCCGTCCTCGAGGGATCCGGTGTTCGCGTCGATGAGTTCGAGGTGACTGCTCGCACCGTGCTTGAGCGCCCCAGCCACGGCGACGCGCGTGCCGTCGGCGGAGAACGCGACGCCGAGCGCGCGCAGCCCCTCTTGCGGGACCGACTCGACCTCGGTGGCCTGCCACTCCTCCGCGGTGATCTCGCGGGAGCCGCCGACCTCCTCCTCGTCCCAGATGCCCAGGCCCTCGCGCGCCCAGTCACTCGGGTCGGTGAGGTTCTCGCGGAGGCGGAGGATCGCCTCCCAGGGGGTGCGGTGGGGGAAGGACGGGTTGGCCTTCTCGAGCGTGGCGCGGTCCTCGACGTCTTCGCCGGCGTCCGCGCCGACCTCGACGTACAGTGTGTCGTAGTCAACGGCCTCACCCTTCGCGCGCTGCTCCTTGACGGCGAGCGCCTTCTTGCGGCGAGCGCGGAACACCTCGGCGGGGTCGTCGGGCTTGGGCGGGGTGCCCATGTAGATGATGAGCGGGTTCTTGGCGGTGTTGGCCGCCGGGATCATGTCGGAGAGCGCCTTGGCCTTGAGGATCTGCGCCTCATCGAATACGACGATCGTCACGCCTGGGATGCCTCGGCCGAAGCCGTGCTCGCGAGCGCCGAACATGATGCGAGAGCCGTTGGCGAACTTGATGCGCTGCTTGCCGTTGCCCTGCCGGATGCCGTTGTGGGCGATGTAGGGGGCGATGCGGCGGCGACGGGCGAGCGCGGACAGCGTCTCGAAAGTCTCGTCGGAGGTCGCGGAGTGATGTGCGGTCCAGAGCACCTTGATGCCGGGGAACAGGATGCACAGCGCGAAGACGATGGTGCCGATCGAGAACGTCTTGCCGACCTGGCGGCAGATCGAGATGAGCACGCCGCCGATGCCTGCGGCGTAGAGTCCGTTGGCGCGCTTGGCGAGGATCGCCCGGGCGAGGCCCTTCTGCCAGGGGTCGTGCTGGACGCCCATCTTTCGGCACTGGGCTTCGACCGCCGGGTAGCCAGTGGTCTTGATTCCGGACGGCACGACGAGGTGCTTCGCGACGTCCGACAGCTTCCGTTCAGAGGTCGTCGGGGTCGAGGTCTTCGTCGGGCGCGGACGCGGCATCAGCGGCCTCCTCGGACTCACGCGCCTCGATCTCGTCGAGCTCGCGCATCGTCGCGTCCAGGAGTCGGACGTTCGGCGGCAGGTCGCGCGGCGCCATGCCCTCGGCGATCTTCTGCGCCAGCTCGTCGCGGAGCGCCTGCAGGAACGCCTTCCGGTTACCGGAGCGGGCGGCCTCGACGAGGGTCATCGGCGGGGGCGCGGCGGCATCCATCCACTTCCGAAGCGTCGGCCGGGACACCCCGAGAGCAGTTGCCACTTGTGAAATCGACTTTGCAGCCCGCGCCTTCTCGACAGCGTCGCGCTTGAACGCTTCGGTGTAGGCGGTCTTGCCGCGGGATCCTGCGGACTTCGGGGCGCCGACCGCGCGCAGCGGGGCGTTGGATGAGGCCATGCGGTGTCACCCCCTGGAAAGTGGAAAGTTCCCGGGGAGAGATCGGCCCTATGCCTCCGGGAGGGCCGGGGACGGCGGGGGGAGGGGGTGGCCCCCGGGGGCCGTCAGCGGCGGCGGGTGCCGCCTCGGGTCCACACACCGAGAGCGAAGTCCCACCAGGCGAGGCGTCGACGGGCCTTCGTGGCATGCGCTCGGAACATATCGGCGTGAGGGTGATCGGAGTCGAGCTGTCGAGCGAACCGGTCTCGGGTGAGCCATGTCGTCGCTGCAGCGTCTCGGTTACGGATCAGCCAGTCGGTGACGCGCATCAGGTCTCCCCTTCCTCGTCGAGGGCTACCAGGCCACGAGGTTCGTGATGATCCGGCTCGCTGCGCTCTCGGCGGCCTCGTGCAGCTTCCTCCGGGCCTCCGCAAGAGTCATGGTGCCCTTCCACCTGTTGCACTTGCGATGCATTAGACGGGTGTTCGCGCGGTCGTACGGCGAGCCTCCACGAGCGCGGGGCACGTCCTCGTCGACCTCGGCACGCATCGGGTGAGGGACACAGCCCGCGCACCCCGCTCCCCCACACCTCGGGCCATGAGCACCGGGGGTCATCGTCAGCGACTTGTCTACGGCCCGGTCGCACAGTGCGCACACATGCTCCTCGCGGAGGACACGGATGCGGACCTGCCGGCGACGATGGCCGTTCGCGTTCGCTGGGGCGGTTGCCACTACCCACCCCCGAGAGTCTGGAAGCGGGCGCCCCGGGCACCGGGAGTCATCCGAGGCACCCGCCTAGTGCAGTCGGTGAGGCCAGGAGCGTTACCCCCGACCTGTGGGCTGGATACGATCAGCGCATGCTCGCGTTCTTCGCTGCGGTCGTACCGATCGCCGGTTCCTTGTACGTGGCCTTCTCGATGGTCATCGAATACACACGCGCGGCCAGCCACGTCCGGGCATACGACCGGATAGACCGCTGGTACCAACCCCTCCGCTCCGCTCTCACTATCAAGGAGCTCGGTGCAGTCGAGTACGACCGACGCGTGAACGAACTCAACGGCAGGCGCCATCGACTTATGGAGGCGAATGGCCTCGATCCGTCGATCGGCACCATCGGAGGTTTCGACAAACAGAACCGGCCGCAGGCTCCGCGGGCTGCCGATCTCCGTCGGCAATGGGTTCTGATCTTGACGTCAACAGCGGGCGTAATCCTCGTCGCACTACAAGTCACAGCGGACGCTCTCTGACGCGAAAAGCCCCGCCGGATCGGCGAGGCTTCGGTCATAGTTCAGGTGCAAGCACAGCTTAACATATGCGTCGGACACGTTTGACACTTTTCACGGTGCCGCCCACGCGCGGCGCTGCAGCCCTTAGGCCTCCTTGTCGGCGGCGAGCTTGTCGAACTCCTGCCTACTGATGAAGCGGAGCTGGGGTTCCGGCGCTGCAAGACCGATGTACTGATCGGAGCGCACCTGAGCAAGCAGGGTCTGAACGTGCACACGAGCGAAGTCGTAGAGGTTCTCAGCTGCACCACTTTCGACGATGTCTCGCTTGAGCGACTCCTCCGTGCCCTTCTTCGAACCCACAAGACCAGCACTCACCTCAACTTCTGCCCATCCATTCTCCGAGGACGCACGAAGCAAGCCGAAAACCGGCCTAGTTTTGGAGGACGAGTTGCTCAGTTGCTTGTCAATGATCGTTATGTTCCAGACAACCGTCTCGTCGTCTTCGGGGTCCACTGTGGTCCCTCGTAACCGCACGACCCCAACGTTTTCCAGGCGCAACGTCACGACGATGCGACCTTCGCTTGAACTACCGCCACCATGTCTTTGGTGTCGTTCTCCCAGGACACTCCGCGATTTGCAGATTCGTGGACGACGAAGATCAAGTCGCTGAGATGCTGACGGCTCATTCGGCTCTGTTCGACTGCAGCCGCCTCGACGTGAAAGTCGATCACCAGCTCACTGGCCGAAGAGAGCATGCGGAGCTCGGTCAGCGTCATGTCAGTCTGGCCAGAGATCACAACCTCAAGCTCGTCGGAGGAAATACCAAGCCGCCTCGCGACTTCCGCGCGCGGCACGCCTGCTCTCTCGATCGCTACGACGAAGGTGTCGAAGAAGGCATCGTGCCGAGCGACGTTGCACTGTGAAGACCACCCAAAAAGGTCTTCCGTGTGGGCCAGGTCGTTGCGAACGTTGCGCCGTCGCGCTGCGTGCTTCACCATGTCACCCGCTCCTTCCTAAGCATCAGCCTACCCGCTACGCAGTTCCGGAGCACCAGGCCTCAGCCCGGGCCTTGGCTTCCGCGATGTCAGCGTCTTGTTCATCCAAACCTGCAGCCGAATCTTCCTTCGTGGCAAGCCTGAGGGCGAGCAACTTCCTCGGATGGATCGCAGGCTCCCCAAGGTAGAGACGGAGGAGTCGCGGCCTGCGACCAAAAGCGGCACGAACCTGGGGCAGCCGTGGTTTGAGTTCAACCAGGGTGCGTCCAACGATATTCCCCTCGGCATCGCGCCCCACGAACCGCACTTGTCCCGTCTTTGCTTTGTGCATCAAGAGCATCAGCTGGCTCGCGTACTCCTTCTGCTCGGCCTCGGTGAGGGCGGGATCCAGATTGTTCGCGTGGAGATCGCCGATCTCGCTGCGAGCCGCCTCCACGTAGTCCCACTCGTGCAGCACCGCCCCTCCGTCTGCGAGCAGCGCGCCGTAGCAGCGAGACCCGACAGGCTCATGCGGGATGAAGTAGGCGCGACTCAGCACACTCATGAGTGCACCCTATCTGACTGCTGACCTGCGCATCGTCCCCACGCCCTGCTCAGCCCGCCGGCGACCCGGTCCCGCCCTTGCTCGCCGCCTTACGAGGACGCCCACGACGGCTCCTCATAGCTTTTTCCGCGGCGAGCACGTCCACCACAAGGAAGCGTCCGGCGATCGGCTTGAGCTCGCCAGCGTCGACCCATCGGCGGATGCGACGCTCAGCGGAAGCCCTCGCGGTGCCGTCGGTTCGGATCCGCTCGGCGGCTTCGGCCAGCGTGAGCCAGGTCTTCATGTGGTCCCTCCCTTCTTCCGCGCCGCCACCGCGAGCACATCATCTATGCGGTATCGGCCGAGGTGCTGCTCGAGGTCCCCCGCCTTCGCCCAGCCGCGCACGGTGCCGGGTTCGCGGTGCACGAGGCGCGCAGCGTCGACCAGGGTGAGCAGGCTCGGGTCGTGCGGGCGGATCTCGGGCGGTGCGGGCTCGGCGAAGACAGACGCCCAGAGGCCGCCGTCGTCGTTCGAGTTCGCCTCCCAGTCGCACTCGGGTGTCGTGCACCGGTACCGCGAGGGGCGGCCATTGCGGCCGGGCTGGACGCGCACGGCCATCAGGTCGCACTCCGGGCATGGAGCCTGCGCCCACCGGGGCGAGTCCTCGAGCGGCCAGCGCACCGCGGCGTCGGCGACGGTCCACACGTCCGGGGCGCCCTGGTGCACGACTATGACGCCCTCGCAGAGCGCCTCGATCTGGTGCGAGTCGTTCGCGAGGTCGTCGAGCTCGTCGAGGATCACGTCGGCGGCCATGCGGACGACGTCGTGCGCGGCATCCGCCATCGCGCCGGCGGCGAGGCCCGCGCCCGGTCGGTCCTCCCCCGCGACGTGGTTCGCCCACATGTTCAGCGTCGTCGTGATGTCGTTCGAGGCGTCGATGAGGTCGGCGGCCACGGGCGCGGGGATCTCGACCGACGAGGACTGCACCCGGATCCGATCGAAGACCGCAGCCTTGGTCGGGTCCGCGATCGAACGGAGGTGCCCGACGACGTCGGCCGCGTCCTCGAGGTGACGCCGCAGGGTCCGGTAGCAGCGGTCGCAGATGAGCACACCGTCCCGAGCATCTACCTGGGCGCAGCCAGGACACGGGTCGTCGCCCTTATAGGCCTCGCCGCTGCGGGTACAGGTTGCGAAGTGCTCACCCCGGATCTTGCAGCCGCGGATGCAGTAGCGGTCAGACATCGTCGGTTCCTTCCGCTGACGTCAGCGCAGGATCCGGCTCGGTGATGACCATGCGATGAGTCATCATCTTGATGCGCTTCCTGGGCTGAATCCAGAACCCGTATCCATCGGGTGCGGATGCGCGTAGCGTGAACAACATGTGGACCGTCCTCGTCATCTTGCTCATCGTGTGGGCCATCCTGGCCGTTGTCGGCTTCGCCATCGAGGGCCTGCTCTGGCTGGCAATCATCGGAATCATCCTGTTCGTCGGCACTGTGATCTTCGGGCTCTTGAGGAACCGCAGCCGTAAGGGCCCCTCCGGGCCCTGAACGTGCTCCGCCGATCCCGGCGGAGATAACGAAGGAGCAATGCCATGTCTGTTGGAGACCACATCAAGACGGCGTCTGAAGGCGCCTCGCACCTCACCCAGCGCGTGGTGGACGCGGTCGAACGCAAAGTCAACGATGCGACCACGGCCGTTGAAAGCGCGACGGGAGCGACCGGAGAGAAGATCCGCGAGATCATCGGCCGAAGCGGGAAGGAGGAGGAAGCTGCCCGTGCGGCCGCAGACGATAGGTCCGATCGGGACGCCACCGAACACTGGGCTGACGACGGCGGTGAGACGCTTACGGCGCCTCGCGACCGTTCTCTGAAGCCCAAGCACATCGCTGGCCAGCATCCGGAACGCGGATAGCGAGTTCACGCCTCTGTCCCTTCCTGCGTCACCTGCACCCGGCGGGGCGGATACCATCCCTCGGGGCCGCAGGGACCGATGCACCCGCCCACGCGGTCCCACGGCACCGGGGTGACGGCGGATGCAGCCACTCGGGATCGCGCTCCACGAACCGCTCCCACGGCACGATCTCGCTGTCGTCGTACGTTCCGTCACCGAGCGGGTTGACATCGTCCTTCATCGGGTCGAGCAGGTAGAGCGCTTCGGCGAGCTGCTCCTGCGCGTCGGACGGTTCGCCCTGCGGATCCGGGGTGCGGAGGTACTCGTCGTCGGTCGGGGTGTGCACCTCCTCCGCGACCTTCGCCGCGGTCACCGCCAACCTCCGCACGTAGTCCGTGAGTTGATCCGGCGGCAGCGCACCCAGCCCGCCGTCGTACACCTCATCGTGCAGCGCCTTCTCAAGCTCGTCGATCAGCTCAGAACGGTGTGTCGTCGCCATGGTTCCACTCCCCTCCTGCGGGTGGCTCGGAGGCCACCCACTGCTGTTCCTGCGCCGGGGCGGACGCTGCCGGGCGCTGCTGGTCGCTGGTCGACGTAGCACGGGTGACCTGTGCGGTCGCGTAGCGGAGGCTCGGGCCGATCTCGTCGACCTCCAGCTCGATCGCCGTCCGCTGGGTGCCCTCGCGGTCCTGATAGGAGCGTTGGCGGAGGCGACCCTGTGCGATGACGCGCACGCCCTTCGTCAGGCTGCCGGCGACGTGCTCGGCGAACTCTCGCCAGACGCTCGCGCGGAGGAACAGCGGGGCGCCGTCCTTCCACTCGCCGTCCTTCATCGTCCGCGGGGTGCTCGCGATGGTGAAGTTCGCCACCGGGAGGCCGTTCTGCGTGTAGCGCAACTCGGGGTCGGCCGTGAGATTGCCGACGACGGTGATGACGGTCTCGCCGGCCATCAGCGCTTCTCCCCCGTCATCGGTTCGAGGTGCACCCGGATCGCGGCGCGCTCGAAGAAGTCGTGCGGCAGCTCGATCTCGAGCGGCATGACGACGTCGCCATCACGCGTCACCGCATCTCGTGTCTTCGCGAGCTTCACGACCGAGAAGCCCCCATAGCTGGGACCCTTCCTCAGGTGCAGATAGACCGTCTTGCTGCTCATGATGCTGTCCTCCTCAGTGCCGCGGCGTGTGCCTCGGCAGCGATCTTGCGTGCGGTCTCCCGCGGGGTCTCATCGGCCTCCGCCATCAGGCGGAACCGGAAGCGCTGGTCCTTCGTGAACCTCGTGACGGTCATCTCGACGAAGTCAGCGAGGGCGTCAGAACGGCTTTCCATCCCAGGGCTCCTCTGTCTCTTGGGTCTGCTCGTACTCGGTCCTCTGCTCGCCGTAGCGGGCCTCCTGGACCCAGCGATCGTGACGCCGGCGCGCGGTGCCACATGGTCCGCAGTCCTTGAACCTGCCGAAGGGGTGATCGGGGCATCCGATGGGCGGAGCATCCAGCAGCAGAGGTCTCCGAGGCGGCCGGGGCTTGCTCTCGTGCTCGTCCGCCCACTGCGCCCACTCCGACGCCCGCTCGGCCTGCTCGGCACGCACCCGCTCCCCCGCTCTCGCCCGCGCTCCCCCCACAGCCGCGAACGTTCGCGAAGATTCGCGATGAGGCGGATCGGGGCAGTTCGACCACGCGAGGCGCGCGTCCACCCTCAGCGGGCGCCGCAGCACCAGGTACTCGGTCCCGTCGGCCTGGTAGAAGTCCAGGAACCCGGACTCGTCCAGCATCAGCAGATGCTCCAGCACGAGGTCGGTCGCCGCCTCGCCGGGATAGATCGCGGCCGCGAGCAGCTCCGGAACCACCTCGCGGCGGCCGAGGCCGTCGGTGTGCAGCCACAGGCCGATCGCCGTCGGCTTCGCGACCATCGGGGCTCGCAGGTACCCGGGGAACTGCAGATCCTCCGCGCTGATCTTCCGTTGCACGTTCTTCGTTGACACCTTGATCGTTCCCTCTCGCGAATCCCTCGAAACACAGGTCGACGGCGAGCTGCAGGTGGTGCTCGTCGACCTCGAAGCACTCGGTCCACCCGCGGCCCATGAACAGCAGCTCGCGCGCTTCGTCCTCGTTGCTGAATGCCTGCGGGAACCAGCGGCGCAGCGTCCGCAGCGCCTCGGCTTCCCATGTCTTGTCGGTGCCGCGGGCGAGGACGACGATGTGCCCGCCGGAGCGGGTCATCATCTGCACCCGGTGGAAGCGCCACGCGCGCCCCACCTTCAGCACGCCAGCCTCGGGCCAGTAGACGACGTACGTCATCGCGTAGGTCGGCATCGTGCTCATGCCACACCGCCGATCTCGCGGAGCCGCCACTGCATCCACTCGTCGCCGTAGACCGAGCTGCCCATCTCCATCGCGACGGCGGCCGAGATCCGGATCCGGTTGAGGCCCTCGAGGCGGTACCAGGCGAACTCGTGCGGGAAGTAGACCGGCACGCGCTCGGGCGCGGTGACCCAGCGGCGCACCTTCCAGCCGTTCGCGAGCGCCTTCCCCTGCAGCTCACCCTCGCAGGCGACGTTGCAGGTCAGGCAGAGCGTCAGGCCGTCGACGGCGGTGGGCACGTTGCGGGAGCCTCCCATGCCGACCGCGCGGCGGTGCTGGAACGTCTTCTCGAGCGCACCGCACATCACGCAGCGGAAGCCGTCGCGGAGGTAGACGCCGTTGCGCACCTCGGCGCTCGGGGCGGTCACGATACCACCGCCATCGTCTCGGCGAGCGCTGGCACACCGGGTCGTGCGAGCAGCAGGCGCAGGGCGGCGGCGGCCTGCTGCGGCACGACACCGTTGCCGCACGCCTTGAGCTGCTCGGCGCGCGACAGACCGATGGCCGGGACGGTGACCCATCCGGCGGGCCAGCCCATCATCCACTCGGTGAGTTCGGGGTTCAGGCGGGCCTTCCCGCCCTTGCCGTCGTGACGGACGGGCGCCGGGGCCGGGCGGCCGATGATCTGCTCCCAGCGGTGGATCGCCGCCTCGTACGGCCCCCAGTCGGTGATGCCTGGGAGCAGCGGCTCGCCGCGCCCATTGACCTCGTTGCCGTGGCTGTTCGAGACCGATGGCGTCGGCATCAGCGCGATCTGATCCTCGAGCCGACCGCGAGGATTACCGATTACGGCCGGATCGCGGAGGTCGTTCTGCACGCCCTGCGCGGTGCGCGGCGTCCCGAGGAGCGCGTGCTCCGTCACATCGGCCAGCGACACCGTGTGCCCGCCGTCGCGGCGCTTCTCCGGGTGCTGCGACCCGCCCCGGCTGCCGCTGTACGCGTCAGGCGTCGGAAGGAGCTTCCCGCCCGATTCGATCAGCCCGTTCTCCGCGATGATCGCCAAGTCGGTCACGACCTCGCGTCCCGGCTTCTTCCGCAGGTGCTCCTCGGGGCTGTTACCGGACGGCTGAGCGACAGGTGTCGGCAGGAGGAGCGTCACGTCAGTCTGTGATGCACCGCCGTCGCGAGCGTGATCGAACGCTTCGCCCCGGACTCCCTCGTCCCGCCCATCTCGGCCGAGACTCGTCCCCCGGACCCGTCCGCCGCCGCGGGCGTCGGTAACAGTTCCCTCCCCGGGCCAGGCGAGGACGAAGACGCGGAACCGGCCGTGAGGTGCTCCGATGTCGGACGCTCGAAGACCGACCCATTCCGCATCGAACCCGAGGTCGGCCAGGTCTCCGAGTACAGCTCCAAGTGCCCGCAGAACATGCCCTGGGTCGTCTCCCACACAGAGCGGGCAGGGTTCCATGTCGCTAGATGCGTCTGCACTGAGCAGTCCTCTCACGTTCTCGATCACGACCCAGTCGGGCCGGTCTTCTTCGATGGATCGGGCGAACTCCGACCAGAGGCCGGAGCGTGTGCCGTCGGTCATGCCGCGGCGTCGGCCGGCGAGGCTAACGTCCTGGCAGGGGAACCCGCCCGCGCGGACCTGAGTGTGCGGGATGGTGCGGAAGTCGACGGCGCGCACGTCGCCGTAGTTGGGCACGTTCGGGTAGTGGTGTGCGAGCACCTTTGACGGGGCCGCGTCGAACTCGGCGAACCATGCGGGGTCAGAGCCGAAGACCTCGTCGACCGCAAGGCCGAGACCCCCGACGCCAGCGAACAACTCACCCGAACGAAGCGCGGTCATCTGGTCACCCCCGATAGAGTGCGGGCATGCTGAACGAGAAGGACGAACTCGAGAACATCGCGGACGCTCTCCGCGAGAATTCCCCGATCGTCGGAGCAACATTGATGCTTCTCCATGCCCACTCCCTCGGTCGCGAGGAGCTGATCGAACGGGCTGAGAGCGCGTTCGATCTCGTCGCCGAGGAGTCTCGCGTTCGAGTGAACTTGATGGCGGCCACCCACGTGGGCGGCGCCACCATGTCCGAACTCGAGCATCTCGGCCAGATCATCGAGGGCGTCACCGAGGCCTTTGAAGAAATCGGGTCGACTACCGACGCGCGGGCACTTCGCAGCCGGCTTCGTTCGGTTGCTGCAGCAGTACGAGACTTGGCTCAGATCACTCGCGATGTACTCGCCCGCTAGAGTGCGGGAATGCCCTACGAACGTGACTTCGGTGGTATCCCGCATCAAGCCCGACAGATCAGAACGAACGACGATGGCAGCACGACTTGGTTCATCGAGTACGACCAGGATCGAAGCGGCCACTTCTACCGCCGCGCCACTTTCACCCAGCGCGGGGACCACTTCGAGTTCGACGGGCAGACCTTTCGCGACATCGAAGCGGTGATGATTCGCTACTGGTACGGCGCCCCTCGCTGACCTCATCGGTGCGCTCCGAACTGCGCGGCGATCGCGCGATTGATGTTGAGCATCGAGTTGACCTTCGTGCGCAGCGCGCGCTCGGTACCTTCGGCGTAGTGGTACTCGGCCTTGACGGTGTGCCACGCCTCGAGTTCGGCCTGCGCGTCGGTATCGGCCATCGCGCGGGCGAACGTCGCGGGGACGTTGTTGCGGCCGTAGTGGGCGAGTTGGGTCTGCTTCCTCGCGATGTAGGCGCGCTCGGCGGCGTAGCGGCGGGCGTTGATCTCGAGCATCACGTCGGGCAGCTTCTCCATCAGCCCGACGGACTCGCGGATGAAGTACTCCATCTCGGTCGGGTTGGTCGGCTGGTAGTCGAGGAGCTGCGCGCCAGCCTTGATCGCGAACGTCGCGGCCTCGGTGGTCATCACCTCGCCCGTGCTCGGGTTCGTGAACATCAGCGGCGTCCCTTCTTGCGTGCCGCGGCGCGGCGGGCGGAGCGGTTCTGAGGCAGGAGGTGGTCGCCCGGCGCGGGCCGTTCGATGACGGGAGTCTCGGACTCGGTCGCCGTCGGGGCGGCCGCGGCGGCGGACAGCGCCCAGGCGGACTCGGCGAGCGCCTTCCGCTGGTTGCGGGCGGTGCGGTGCAGGTCGGTGCCGGCCTTGTCGGGGGTGAAGGCTCGGACGGCGCGGGCCTCCGCTTCGAGGGCGTCGATCTGCTCGATCGTCTCGGTCGCGAGGAACTCGGCCGCCCAGTCGCGCTCCGCCGCCGGCGCGGTGTTCGCGGGGGCGTCCGGGAGGTCGCGTTCGTCGACCTCCTCCTCGATGCGGATGTCGCCGAGGAGGTCGCGGAACGTCTGCCGGAATGCGACCATGCGCACTGTCCGGCCGAGGTGCCGCATCGGCGAGCGATCCCACTTCGCCGCCCACTCGTCGGATGCGGCGGGGTACTGCTCGGCCCAACGGATCGTCACGGTCGTCGGGATGCGGACACCCTTGCGGTAGACCTCGACGCGCGCGAACTCCGGGTGCGCGACCTCGACGCGGATCGTCTCGCCGTCGGTGCCGGTGATGATCGTCGGCGCCCACGCCTGGGTCCAGGTCTCCCCGTCGTCGGAGAACTCGACGGGCCCGGTGCCGTCCCACTCGCCCGAGGCGTGTACGATGTGCTCGACCTCGCCGATGGTCTTCTTCTCGATGAGTTCAGTCGTTGACATGCTCGACCTCCTGGAACTTCAGAGCGGGCGCCTTGCGGGTGGTGCGGGGGAAGTGCTTCAGCGCCGACGCCTCGAGCACGGCGAGCTCGAGGCGCAGCGCCTCGACGTGGGCGTGGACCTCGGGTGCGGCGGCCTTCCATGCGGCTTCGTCGATCGACACCGTCTCGGCGACGGTGGTCTGGAACCCGCCGTGCTCGGTCATGCCGACGGCGCCGAAGCGCTGCGCGCCGGGGAGCTTCGCGGTCGCCGCCTTGACCTTCGCGTTCGCGGCCTTCTCCGCCTTCACTGCGGCGTCGAGGTCGCGCTTCAGTGGCGCCCATGCGGCGACGGCGTCCGTGACGTCGTCGGGGAGGTCGTCGACGTCGGGGCATCCCGCGTCGCGCCAGGCGATGAAGTTGTCGGCGCGGTCGACGAGGTACGCGATCATCTCCTCGTCCCGGGGCACCGGGATCCAGGTCGCGCCGTCGGCGGGCGGCATGTCGTCTTCGTCGCGGACCTCGAACCCGTAGAGGGCGTAGTCGGCGCCGAGGACGTGGATCTGCCACTGCATTTGCGCCATGTGCTCGATGGGGATCGTCCAGGAGTCCCAGCCGAACTCGTGGGACTTCACCTCGATGACGACGAGAGCGCCGTCTTGGTCGATGCCGATCGCGTCCGGGGTGGCTCGGTGCAGGTCGTTGTCGAGCGCGGCCCACAGCGCGGCGTTGGGGGTGAGCGATGCGAGGCGCTCGGCGGCCTCATCGAGCAGGGCGGCCTCGCGGGCGTGCCCGGCCGCCGTGGCCCGGTTGCCGCGGAACGTCGAGCCGTTCATCTTCTGCTCGACGATGGCGCGGCGCGCCTTGATGCCGGCGCGTGCGATGCGCCACACGTCGGAGGCGGTGACGCCCTCGCCGCGCTCGAGCATCCACACGGTGCGGGGCGCGTCGCCGGGGACGACGACGCGGGCGGCGGTGATCTGCGGGGTCATGACTGGTCGTCCTTCTTCGGAAGCGGGATGAGGAACGCGGCGACGAACGTCGCCAGGCTGAGGAGGACGCCGAGGGCGGCACCGTTGACCCCGGTCGTCGGGTCGGCCGCGGCGGGGCCGCAGACGGCCGTGCCGAGCAGCGCGGCCACGACGGCGACCATGCGTCCGGGAGACAGCGGCCAGATGCTGCGGTGATCGGTCGCGACCGGTCCGTCGATCACGGGCGCGGTGCGCTCGGCGACGCTGAGGTGCATGTCAGCGGTCATCGGTGCGAAGTCGTCCACCGGTTCGACGTTGTCGTCGGTATCCTGTGTCTGAGGCATGTGCTTGCCTTTCGTTTTCTGGTGGGGCGTCCGTTGCCGCGGGCGCCCCGCTTTCGTGTGTGGGGTCAGGGTGTGAGGGCGCCGGCGCCGAGCCGGACGCGGAGGCGCTCGATGCCCTTCGGCGTGATCCGCACCTGCGGGGCGGAGGGCTTGAGGTCGCCGGTGTCGCGGTCGCGGTACGGGGCCATCGCGCGCACCTTGAGCAGACCCGCGTCGACCGCGCTGGCGTAGGGCGTCCAGCGGCCCTTCTCGCCGCGGTAGATCCAGCCGAGCTCGTGGAGCTTCTCGAAGAGGCGCTGCGGGCCGGTCTCGATCCCGGCGCGAGAGAGCATCGGTGCGACGTCGCGGACCGCGTAGTCGGTGCCAGCGTCGGCGATCTCCTCCCAGGCCTCGGCCATCGGCGCGAGCGCGGCGATCTGCTCGTCCTTGCGGGCGATGATCTCCTGCGCCTGCACGACGGCGCGCGCCATGAGCTGCTCCGGCGTCTCGACCGCATAGGTGCCGGTTCGGCGGATCGCGGGGATGACCTCGTGCGTGACCCACCAGCGGAAGCGGCGGGCCTCCGGCTTGTCGGACCGGATGACGACCTCGTACATGCCGGACTCGGACACGATCGTGACCGCGCGGCGCTGACCGCCAGAGCTGATGTCCGTCTGGCGGATATCAGCCTCGTCGAGGCGCGCGGCCACGTTGCCGACGTTCGCGACGCCGAGCACGCTGCAGATGTCGGCGAGCACGAACCAGACCTCGCCGTCGACCGCGACGGTGCGCACCTGCCGGTCGGCGTAGTCGAACACCTCGAGCGCGCTCACGATGCACGCCCGTCGCTAGGCTCGGCGCCATGAGAGTCCACAGCGCTGTCCTTGCACTCGAGGCCACGGTCATTGACGCCCAGAGGGCGATCAGTACGAACTTCGAAGGCAACCTCGCGCACGCCCAGATTCGTGCCGAGCTCGACGGGATCTGGCACGTCGTCAAAATGCTCGCGAGCGCCATCGACGACGACGGAGTGCGTGTTCGTGACGCGATCGACATGCCGTCCCGCGCCGACGTGGAAGCGCTCGTGAAGAACGCCGCCGACCGCGCCGCCGAGCACGCCACCAGCCAGCGCCGCAAACGCCGCTGGTAGCACTTCGCGCGCGTTCACGACATCGCTGGCGAGATCGAGTACTTCGAGCGCATTCACGACTCGTCCTCCTCGAACGCGGCGAGCCCGGCGGCCATCGACTGCAGGAGGACCGCGACGGCCAGCGCCGCGAGCGTCACGATCAGCAGCAGCAGTCCCCAGGGCGCGAGGACGAACGCGAAGACCGCGGCGACGACGGCGGCGACGGTGTAGGCGTGGGACGTAGCCCGCACGATCGGGCTCAGCCGTCCGGCCGGGGCAGCCATCCCCACGGTGCCCCGACCCGACGCGCCCTCCGCTGAGACTGAACCCGTAAGCTCGACGCCATGGACCTCACCCGTGAGGAGCGGATAATGGCCGCGGCCCTCATCATGCGAGACGCCGTCGAAGAGATGCTCGCTCATGACTGCTCCCTCGTGCCCATGAACGCGGCCTCGACCCAGGCGACGACGTCGTCCTCGCGGTAGAGAGTGATGTGGCCGCGCTCGCCAGTCGGCTTGCTGTAACGCGGGCCCTTGCCGGACGCGCGGAGGTCCTTGAGGTTGGCGACGGTCATCCCGGGGACGAGGTCGCAGACCTGCTCAGGTGAGAGGTACCGCGGCGTGACGGCGGCGACCGGGCGCTTCATGGGCGTGACGTTGTTCACGACGCCACTGCCATTGCGTTATCGTCGCTCCGCATCTCAACGACCTCGCCGAGGCCGAGCCCGAACGCGAGGGCGATTCCTACCGCGGCGCGCATCGACACTTCCTCGCCGGCCTTGTATCGGGCGAGCGTGGGTCGGCTCACGCCCACGAGCCGGGCGAAGGCCTCATCGGACTTGATGCCGGACTGAACCTTGAGGCGATCGAGCAGTCCATCGCGAATGACGGCGACGGGGCGGATCTCTGCCTCACCGATTGGATTGTTCATGTTCCAACTGTCACTCCGGCGATCCATGCTGTCAAGCCAGCGTTCAAAATGGCTTGCGCGCGTGACGACTATGGAACACACTTGAGACATGAACGACACCATCAAGTGGCTCGACAGCGTCCGCGGCTCTGACTCGATCCGCGAGGTAGCCAGGAAGATCGGCACCACGCACGCCACCTTGAACCGCCAGGCGAACGACGACTCCCTGTCGTTCGAACTCGTCCGATCGATTTCCTACGCCTACAAGCGCCCAGTCCTCGCCGACCTTCTCGCCACTGGACACCTTGCACCCGAGGACGTCGGCATCAGCGACGTCGAGAACGCTCTCCACGCCGCGACCGACGAAGCGCTCGTGCTCGAGGTAGGCCGCCGGCTCGGCATGACTGACACCGGCTCGCTCTTCGACAAACCGATCAGCGAAGCGGTTTCCGAAGCGACGATCCACAGGTTTCCGGCTCGCGATGTCCGCGGCTCGGATGAGGATGAGGAACTGCCCTCGGTCGCACGGCCGGCGGAATCGGAACCCACGGACGAGCAATGACCCCCATCGATCAGAGACTCCTCGACTTCGCCGACGCCCTGGGCGTTCGCATCGAGTACCGCGAGCTGCCCACCGACCGCGATGGACAATACGTCCACGCAAAGCGCGTGATCTGCCTGCGCCCCGGCATGCATGCACGACACCACCGCAGCGTCCTTGCACACGAGCTCGCGCACGCGCTCTGGGGCGACATCCCTTCGAAGTTCGGCCCCGTAAATGCGAAGCAGGAGCGACGTGCGGAGGAATGGGCAGCGCTACGACTCATCGACCTCGACACCTACCGGTACCTCGAGCGAGTCCATCACGGTCGCGCTGCAGGAATCGCGGTCGAGCTCGGAGTCATGAAGAGCATCGTGCTCGCATACCAGGGGCTACTACTGCGCGTCGGCGACACGACCTACGTCGACGCAAGGATGGGCGCCGGCCAGTGGCATGAGCGCATCGAGGTTGCGTGATGGGTTGGTTCACCCGTAAGCCCAGCCGACGCATCGTGAGTGTCTCGTTTCGCGAACTCGCGTCAAACACTCCCCCGAACCCAGACCACGCGTATGCGTACGAGTGGACGCTCGTGACGCCTCCGGTCGTAGGCACGCGCGTAGTCGTTCCTGGGGGTGACGGTCGTGCAGCGTTCGCCGTGATCGCTGCGATCGACGTCGCTCCACCTCGCGGCATGGCGCTGAAGACAGTCACTCGTCTCGTAACCGATGCGGAGATCGCCAAGGCCGCAGCCTCTGCGGAGGCGAAGGAGGATGCCTGGTTGAATATGGCTCGCCGTGCTGCCGGGCTCAGCACCTCTGGCCGAGTCCGTTCACGCGTGCCCGACGGCTTCCCCCCGATCGCGCCCGTCGACGGTTCCGCGTCAGCGGAGCAGGCCGCGACCTACGGCCGAATGTGGTGGAGGGTTTTCAAGGCGGCTCAGTCCCGCGGCTGGGTGCGCGGCGAGGTCCTGCGGGTCGAGTCAATCGCTCGACGTTGGTATGCGGTTCGCGACAAGGGCGGGAACTAGTGGCCGGCTCGATCACGCCCTACAACACCGCGCAGGGGCGCCGCTACAGGGTGCGCTATCGCAAGCCGGACAAGTCACAGACCGACAAGCGAGGGTTCCGCACCAAAAAGGAGGCGGAGCTGTTCCTCGCCTCGGTCACCGTCTCGAAGGCCACCGGCGAGTACTTCGACCCGAAGGACTCGCGCGTCAACGTGGGTGCTCTGGGCGACGCCTGGCTGTTGACCAAGCAGGGGCTGAAGCCCTCGTCGTACCACTCGCTCGAGACGTCGTGGAATGTCCATGTGAAGCCGCGGTGGGGTGAGACGCCCGTAGGCGACATCAAGCCGTCAGCTGTCGAAGCGTGGATCTCTGGGATGAGCTTGGGCACGGCCGTAACTGATCGTCAGCGACTCCGCCGGAACACCACAGGGCCGCGGTCCGCAACCGTGGTGCTGCGCGCACTCGGTGTACTCGCCGGCATCCTCGACGTCGCCGTGCGCGATCGCCGAATCTCGAAGAACCCGGCCCGCGGCGCGAGGAACCTGCCGAAGAAGGTCTCGGCCAAGGAACGTCGATACCTATCCGACGCGGAGGTCGTGCGCCTCGCGGCGGCGACGCACGACCACACCCGCGCCACGCTCACCCTCGTCCTCGCGTACTGCGGGCTGCGATGGAGCGAGGCAATCGGGCTCCGCGTCTCCGACATCAACATGCTGCGTCGGCGCGTGCACGTGAACCGAGCCGCGGTCGAGGTCGACGGAGTGATCGAAGTCGGCGCGCCGAAGTCATGGGAAAAGCGCACCGTCCCGTTCCCCGGATTCCTCAGCGACGCCCTCGAGCGGCAGTGCGCCGGAAAGTCCAAGAGCGATCTCGTGTTCTCCAACCCGAACGGCAACTTCCTGCGGCGCGCCAAGACGAGCGAGGGCGCGGGGTCCTGGTTTGCACGCGCGACTGAGGAAGCCCGTCTCGAGCGGCTCACACCGCACGACCTACGTCACACGGCGGCGTCGCTCGCGATCAGCTCGGGCGCGCACGTGAAGGCCGTGCAGCGGATGCTCGGGCACAAGTCCGCGGCGATGACCCTCGACACGTACGCCGACCTGTTCGACGACGACCTCGACGACGTCGCGAACCGGCTCGACGAGCGCGCGACGGCGGCAGATGTGGGCAAAGTGTGGGCAGGGCTCGCCGCCTGACGAGTTATCCACAACGCAAAAAAAGGCCCGCCTCCCTAGTGATTACTAGGGAGGCGGGCCTCGTTCTGTGTGACAGCGACCTGGTGGAGCTGGGGGGAATCGAACCC